TCTAGACGCATGCATCGTGTACATATTCCTAAGTCAGACGTATTTTATGTAAGAACTGCAATCCATGCAGATACTGGTGTGAAGTACACACTAGATCACGTAGAGAGAGCTATGTTTCTAGAAGGCTTTCTAAAGAAGTATGAAGTTCTAGATCCAGAAAGAGAGAGGCCCGGAGTAGGCTAACACAACAAATGGGAGAGTTGCTGTGGATCCATTTACAATTATGGCAGGCGCTACAGCAGCTTTTTCAGGTATAAAAAAAGCAGTAGCTATGGGTAAAGATATACAGTCTATGGCTGGTACTTTATCTACTTGGTCAAAAGCTTGTAGCGATTTAGATTTTCTAGAGAAGAAGGCTAAGAAGCCACCTCTATATAAGATGTTTAGTGACAATCAAGCAAATGCATTAGAAATATGGGAGAAGAAGCAGAAGTTAGCCGAATATCGTGATGAACTTAAAACTCATATATCATGGACTTACGGCCCATCGGCTTGGCGTGAAATATGCGCTATTGAGGCTCAACAACGAAAAGAACAACAGCAGTTAGTATACCAAAAGCAAGAACTTATAGACAACCTAATTAACTGGGTTATAGGTATCTTTATCTTTGTGGTTGTAGGTAGTATAAGTGCTGCAGTAATATATTACTTTGGTTCAACAAACGGGAAGTGGTAATGGAAAAATTTATAGAGTGGATTGATTCTTTTTTTAATAACAAACCACCTGCTTATTTGAGGGGGAAATCTCGTGGCTAAAGGCATGAATCACTATAAAAAAGATGGTACTCTCTACAAAGGAGCTACACATCAGATGGCAGATGGTTCTTTACACTCAGGAAAGTCTCACACTAAAGCCAGTGTAAAGTTATTTCATCTTAAAGATTTATCTAAAGCCTCTCAGAAAAAGGCAAGCTAATGGCTCGTGATTATAAGAAGGAATATTCTAACTACCAAGGCACACCTGCCCAGCGCAAGCGTAATGATGAACGCAAGAAAGCTAGGCGTAAAATGGTAGCTGGTGGTTTAGCTAAAAAAGGTGATGGCAAAGATGTACATCACAAGGATGGCAATACAGGTAATAACTCTAGGAAAAACTTATCGGTAGTATCTAAAGCTAAGAACCGTAGTTTTCCACGTAATTCAAAAGCAGGGAAGAAGTAGTATGGGAAATTTATTTAGTTTGTTAGGTAATGTTAGTAGTTTAAACAGTGCAGTAGGGTTTGTGTATAAGCACCTAAAGAGGTTAGTTAAGTTTATACTACGTAAGGTATTTCCTACAGTAGAGCGTTTTAAGAAGTAATGGCTAATAAGTTATCTGAAAGTTCAGAGTTTACTATACCATTAAAAAACTTGTTAGCTTTAGTAGGTGCTACTGCTGTAAGTGTGTGGGCATACTTCGGCATTATAGAAAGATTAACTTTTCTTGAGCATGATACATCTATGATGCTTATAGAAATAGAAGAGAACGATAACTGGATTGATGAATGGAAGCCACCTGCATCTGTTCAAGAAAACATAAAAAAAGTTCGAGAATTAGATAAAGAACTAGTCAAAGTAAAACTTGAGTTAGAGTATTTAAAGTCAATGGTGTACAAGTAACATGTTTTTATCTTTATTATTAGTTTGTAGTGAGTCTACTGTTTATAGCTGTAATGTGTTCAGCAATACAGATGACTTATTTCCTACAAAGCAAACCTGCTTAGATTATACTGAAAAAGCAAAGAACAGCTTTCTTTCTAAGGGGCAATATGCTCGTGGAGGTTGTATCATAGTTCCTGAGAGTGGAGTAGGTGCATAATGGCTATTGACTATAGGGGTGAGAAGTTTGAAGGTTACAACAAACCTAAGAGAACACCTAAACATCCTACGAAATCCCATGCGGTGCTTGCCAAAGAAGGTGACAAAATCAAGCTCATTAGGTTTGGTGAGCAAGGAGCGTCAACAGCAGGTAAACCCAAAGACGGTGAATCGGATCGCATGAAAGCTAAACGTAAAAGCTTTAAGGCAAGACACGGCAAGAATATAGCTAAAGGGAAGATGAGTGCAGCTTATTGGGCAGATAAGGTTAAGTGGTAGTGACTTTATGGCAAGTACTTATATTAGTTTTAGTATTTGTTAATACAGGTGTAAATTGTATAAGAATGTATAGGGAGAGTAAGAAATGAAATGTAAAACATGTAATGACGATATGGAAAAATGTACTTGCGGAGCATCTAATCCTCCTGCACAAAAACGCAGTAAGTAATACCCTTGCTTCTATAGGTTAACGGGTATTCCAACTTGGCTGTAGTTTACCGCTAACAAATGAGTATAACTATGTATTGTTACTAACAACAACTTTAACATAGGAATACGAAAATGGAATTAGTAGGAAACTTTGTAACTACAGGTGCAACCTCATTAAAGGCTGCAATTAAAGCATGGGCTAAAAAAGCTCTATTAAACTTTCAAGAGAGGCAACAACGCAGAGCCGATTGGTGCATACTACAAAATATGTCAGATAAAGACTTAAAAGACATAGGAATTACTAGAGGCGAAATAAGCGATGTGCTTAATAGAAAATAAATACTTGCATTTGTGGGTATTTTAAGTATAACTTATGTTATAACAAGGAAAACCTACAATGGCGCGTAACCTAACTGAAAATCAACAGCAGTTTTTAGCAGTTCTTTTTGAAGAAGCTGGTGGAGATGTTGTGTTTGCTAAAAAATTGGCGGGTTATAGTGAAAATACACCTACAAAACTTATTACAGACTCTCTTAGGGATGAAATTGCAGAAGCAACTCGTGCTTATTTTGCACAAACTGCACCAAAAGCTGTTATGGCTTTGGTTTCTGCTATTAATAACCCTACAGAGTTGGGTATAAAAGATAAGATGGCTGCAGCAAAGGATCTCTTGGATCGCGCTGGGCTAGGAAAAGTAGAAAAAGTTGACGTTTCCTCCTCTAGTGGGGGAATTTTCTATTTACCACCTAAAGAAGGTCAGAATGAGTGAATGGGCTAGGGATCTAGGCTTTTGGGAACTTCCTTTACCTAAGAATAAGGAAGATAAAGTTTGGCATCCTGTAGTAAGAGTAGCTAAAACTATTCCTTTTGGCTATAAGGAAGATCCTGACAATGAAAATATGCTTCTTCCTATAGAACATGAGTTAGAAGCTTTAGTGCTTGCAAAGAAACATTTAAAGCAGTACTCTTATAGAGAAGTTGCAAACTGGTTAACTACACAGACAGAACGCAGCATATCTCATTCAGGATTAAAGAAGAGAATAGAAGTTGAGCGAAGACGTAAAAAAGCATCTGTTATTAAATACAACCTTACCAAGCGGCTCAAAAAAACCCTTGAGGAAATTGAAAAGCTCGAAAAGCAAACGACAGGTTACTACACCAAAGAAAGCTCCTGCTGAAGTAAAAGCAGAACCTTATGACGTAGAGTTTGCACAAGACGTAGTATTTAAGCCAAATCCTGGCCCACAGAGTGAATTTCTATCTGCTTCTGAAAGAGAAGTGTTATATGGTGGGGCGGCTGGAGGTGGTAAATCGTATGCAATGCTTGCTGATCCACTACACGGATTAAATAGCCCTAATTTCAGTGGCTTACTTGTTCGACATACTACAGAGGAACTTAGAGAATTAATACAGAAGAGTCAAGAGCTATACCCTCGTGCAATTCCAGGAATTAAATGGTCAGAGCGTAAGTCGCAATGGACTTCTCCTCAAGGTGGTAGGCTCTGGATGTCGTACCTTGATAAGGACAATGATGTTACTCGTTATCAAGGTCAGGCGTTTAACTGGATAGGCTTTGATGAGCTAACTCAGTGGTCTAGCCCATACGCATTTTCTTATATGCGCTCACGTTTAAGATCTGCACATAGCAAAGACTTAGGCTTGTACATGAGGGCAACAACCAATCCAGGCGGGAATGGACATTCTTGGGTTAAGAAGACCTTTATTGATCCCGCACCAAGTAACAAAGCCTTTTGGGCTACAGACATAGAAAAAAACGAAGAGTTAAGATACCCTAAAGGGCATAGCAAAGAAGGTCAGCCCTTATTTAAACGTAGATTTATACCTGCTAGTCTATTTGACAACCCCTATCTGGCTGAAAGTGGCGATTATGAAGCCATGCTACTTTCCTTACCAGAACACCAAAGAAAGCAGTTACTAGAAGGTAACTGGGATATTAACGAAGGTGCAGCCTTCCCAGAATTTAACCGACAGGTACATGTAGTTGACAACTATCCTATCCCTCGCAGTTGGACTAAGTTTAGAGCCTGTGATTACGGTTATGGCAGTTACACAGGGGTTATCTGGTTTGCGGTTGCACCTGATGAACAGCTTGTCGTATATCGGGAACTATATTGTTCAAAGGTTACCGCTTCAGATTTAGCAGATATGATTCTTGAAGCTGAATCTGGCGATGGGCAAATAAGATACGGCGTTCTGGACTCCTCTTTGTGGCACAACAGAGGGGATACTGGGCCATCACTAGCAGAACAAATGAATCAGAAGGGTTGTCGCTGGAGGCCATCTGATCGTTCTCGTGGTTCGCGTGTCTCAGGAAAGAATGAGATACACCGCCGTTTGCAGGTAGATGAGTTTACCGAAAAGCCACGGCTGGTATTCATGTCTACCTGCACCAACACTATAGCGCAAATACCTGTCATACCTTTAGACAAAAGAAACCCTGAAGATGTAGACACTAACTCAGAAGACCACCTATACGATGCTTTACGATACGGCATTATGACTAGACCTAGAAGTTCCTTATGGGATTTTAACCCTGACAACCAAAGAACAGGCTTTCAAGCCGCTGACAACAAGTTTGGATATTAAGACATGGCAGAAATTGAAGATCTAGCATTTGAAACAGATGAAGTTACGGCTGCACAAGATGGGAAAGAAAGCATATTCGATTCCAAACCTGATGTAGTAGCTTTTGTAACAGAACGCTTTAAGAGGTCTGAGGATGCTCGTTCAGGTGATGAAGAACGTTGGCTTCGTGCGTATCGCAACTACAGAGGGCTATATGGCCCTGATGTTCAATTTACAGACACAGAAAAGTCTCGTGTATTTGTAAAGGTTACTAAAACTAAAACGATTGCTGCTTATGGGCAGATAGTAGATGTACTTTTTGGAAACAACAAGTTTCCTCTTTCTGTTGATCCTACAGTTTTACCAGATGGTGTAGCAGATGCAGTACACATTAACATAGATCCTAATGCAGCAGCAGCAGGAGATAAGCTATCTACTATAACTAAATCCAAACCAGCTACTCCTTACTTAGTAGATGGCAACACAAAGTTAAAACCTGGAGAAACCTTACAGGATCTAAAGTCTAGGCTAGGGCCAGTAGAAGATAACTTAGCTGATGTATCAGACAAGATAGTTGAAGGGGATGGAACTACTCCTACTACTGTATCTTGGCATCCTGCTATGATTGCAGCTAAAAAGATGGAAAAGAAAATCCATGATCAGCTACAGGAATCAGATGCTTCTACTCACTTGCGCTCTATGGCATTTGAGCAAGCTCTTTTAGGCACAGGTGTTATGAAAGGGCCATTTGCAGTTGATAAAGAGTATCCTAATTGGGATGATGAAGGTAATTACTCTCCTCTTGTCAAAACTGTTCCTGAAACTAACCATGTAAGTGTGTGGGATTTCTATCCTGATCCAGAGTCAACTAGTATGGCAGATGCTGAGTATGTTGTTGAAAGACATAAAATGTCTAAGACGCAGCTACGTCAGCTAAAGAAACGCCCTTACTTTATGGCAGACGCTATCCAAGAAGCTATTCGCCAAGAAGCCAACTACGTACAGAAGTACTGGGAAATGGCAATGCAGGATGATGATACTACTCCTGATTCAGAGCGCTGGGAAGTACTAGAGTTCTGGGGCTTTGTAGATGTTGAGCATCTAAAAGAGAATGGCATTAATGTACCTACAGAGTATAAGACTTTAGATGAAGTTAATTGTAATATATGGGTTTGTAACGGAGAAGTTATCCGATTTGTAATCAATCCATTTAAACCTTCTAGGATACCATACTACGCAGTTCCTTTTGAGCATAATCCTTACAGCTTCTTTGGTGTGGGTATAGCTGAGAATATGGATGATACACAAACTTTAATGAACGGTTTCCTACGGCTCGCTATTGACAATGCTGCACTGTCTGGTAATCTAATAATTGAGGTTGATGAGACAAACATGGTTCCGGGGCAAGATTTAAGCGTGTACCCGGGCAAAGTCTTTCGGAGACAAGGGGGTGCGCCGGGGCAAAGCATCTTCGGAACCAAGTTCCCGAATGTTGCACAAGAAAACTTACAACTCTTTGATAAAGCGAGGGTTTTAGCTGATGAATCGACTGGATTCCCTAGTTTTGCTCATGGGCAAACTGGTGTTAGTGGTGTTGGGCGTACAGCTTCTGGTATTAGTATGCTTATGTCTGCTGCTAACGGTAGTATTCGTACTGTTGTAAAGAATGTAGATGACTATCTTATAGCTCCTTTAGGTAAAGCTTTCTTTGCATTTAACATGCAGTTTGACTTTGATGAGAGCATACGAGGTGACTTAGAAGTTAAAGCATCTGGTACAGAGAGCTTAATGGCTAACGAAGTTCGTTCCCAGCGCCTAATGCAATTCCTACAGGTAGCACAGAACCCAACACTAGCACCTTTTGCTAAGATGGATTACATCATACGAGAGATTGCTAAGAGTATGGACTTAGATCCAGACAAGATAACTAACTCTATGCAGGATGCAGCGATACAGGCAGAGATACTGAAAGGCTTTCAGCAGCCCGTAGAGCCTGCTCCAGTGCAGGAAGGCGTAGCACCGCCTCAAACTCAACAACCACAAGGACAAGGCCCACAAGCAGTGGCTGATACGTCTGGAGGAGGTGGCTCTCAAATAGGTACAGGCACAGCACCACTTCCAGGAGAGGAAGGATTTACTGGTAATGTCGCTTAGAACACTCGTAAATGACAAACCTGTATGGGATGCTTTCCTAGAAGAGTTAGAACTGCGAATAGATATACAGCATAAGAGTATGGAATCTTTGAGTGATAGAGATGAAATATTCAGGCATCAAGGTGCTATTCGTTCATTAAGAATGTTAAAACATCTAAGGGATCAAGTAAATGGATCAAACTGAAGAAGCTTTAGGCTATGCGGCTGAAGGTAAGAAGTTCGCTGAAGAGTATACTCCTCCTGATGTATCTGTTAAAGATGTAGGTAAGTTTGTATCAGAAATGACGCCTATTGTTGGTGATGCAATGGCAGCTAAAGAAGTATATGATGAACTACAAAAAGATGAACCTAATTACTATTTAGCTGGTGCGCTGGGCGGCGCTGCTTTAGTAGGATTGTTTCCAGGAATAGG